CTCGAATAAGACGATTGAATGAATCTGTAACATCTCTACCAAGTGCCATCGATACAGTAAATGAGGCTTCTGCAAGTTGATTAAGTTGTCCAGCAGATAGTCCTGCAGCTCTACCAATAGCTCCAGCTTGTGCAGCATCACGGAAACTAATCATATTCTTAGTTGCTGCTTGTAAATCATAAGCAAGAGATTTATAGGCAACACCAGTCGCAGCAGCAAACGCTGTCTGTCCTTGAGTTAATACACGAAAGTCTGCTGATGATTTCAGGAATCTGAATAAAGCGTCTACAGCAAAAAGGTTTGCTGCGAGTGTTGCATAAGCGGGAACAAGGCCTCCAGTGATACCTTGTGACATTTTTGAAAAGTTTTTAGATGCACCTGATGAAGCCTGAGCAGCTCCCTTTAAGGCACGGTCAGCACTTTGAGCAGATTTACCTACTCTACCTACTGATTTTGCTGCGCTGTCTGCTTTCTTTTGGACTAAAGATAATGAACCATCATCATTGATTTTGATGATTACTTCTGCGCCTTTAATTTTCTTTGCCATCTATTTTCCTACTTTGCTTTTACTAGCCTTTTGTCTTTCCGACACTTTTGTGTTTATTTGGTTAGCATTTCTATCTTCAATACATTTTAGAAAAAAGACGACTGTCTTTTTGTCCTCGATTTCTAATATATCTAGTAATGTTCCCATTGCGGATAAGTCTTTACCCATATACATACCTGACATACCATCCCATTGGTCGTGTAAGTAGCTATGTAGCAAAAATGCCTGCTGAACTTCTAACGGATAGTCAGATAGTTCGGGAGGCATCTTTTCGGGGTCAGGCTCTTCGCCTAACTGTTCACATACTGCTAGATATTTATCAATATCGAGATACTTGTCGGAATACTGTTTATCTAATAAGTCAAGTATGTATGCTACTTGACTTTCGTAAAATTTTCTAGTTCTCCAACAGTTTCAGAAACCCAGTTGTCAAAATCGCTAGAGTTCTTCATAAGAAGTTCAGCGTTTTCGTCATTCCATTCAAGTTCGTCTTCAGGGTTTACTGTACTTGTATCTACTAATAGAAGCTCTTCTAAGTATTTATACTTTAAGCCTTTCCAGCCTTTGATAATTGCTTTACAGTATTCGGTTAAGAATTTATCATTATCTAGCTGTTCTTCGTAAGCCCTAGTTTTCTTATTTAAAACTTGTTTTACACTTCTGTTTCTTAGTTTTAATAGTTCCTCTCTAGAAAGATATGTTAATTTAACAGTAAATCCGTCTAATCCTGGAAACTCTATGGAAACAGTTTTGCTTGGAGTTAATAAACTCTTAAGTGATACTGGTTGTTTAGTTTCTGTCATAATTTATCCTTTAAAGTGGGAGGGCATTTCACCCTCCCGAGTTTAATTTAATTAACTAGCTTCGTAAGTAATTTTAACTTCATTGGTTGCGTCTGCCGCAGTTGCTGAAGATAAATCAGTAGCTAATCCATGGAAGTTTACATCCACAGATACTACATCTTCGAAACTATGAGTAGGTAATTCTAAGTGTGCTTTTGCTACTTCAACATTACATCTTGGTGTGTTACCTGAACCACCAATACCAAATGTTAAATCAAATGCATTTGTAATTACTCCTCTAGACTCTTGTAGTCTTTCAAATAAATCTAATGATCCATTTGCTGTGTCATTTAAGTAGCAAGTAAAGTTACCTGATACTGACCTTGTTCCCATTACATGACCTAATGGAAGGTTAACTTGCCCTAAAGTTTCTGGTGTTAGGTAAGATAGATTGTTTTCAATCGTAATATTACCACCTGTTAATGTAACACCATATGTTACATCATTACCATCAACGTTCAATGCGCCTAATGTACCTGTTGATTCTGATACATCAAAAGCAATTGTTAAGTCTGTTAGTTTTTGTCTAATAAAGTTACTTGTTGAATTTATGCCTTCATTTACTATACCTAATGCAGTAGTACCAGTAATACTGTTACCACTATCTGTTGCTCTAGTCTCTAAAGTAGCTACTTCTTCAACACTCTTACCATTACCTGACCAGCCTATTTGTGCGATTCCATCAATGTCAAAATCAATTGATGCAGAGCCCACTGAACAGTCTGCTAATTTGTAAACTGTTACTCCGTCTGTTCCTGTAGTATAAGTGTTACCTTCACTATCTTTTGATGCACCTAGTACAAAGAATAAGTCAAATACGCCTAAAGTAACTTGGTTTGAATTTGCAAAGTTGAATACGTTTGGCTCGTAGTCTGATTTATCAGAGCTATCTACACCTGCTGCGTCATCATAGTTAGTTGCTGACATAGCTGCCCATAGTGGGCCTTCAACTGCAAACTTATCTGCGTTACCTCCGTGTTGACCATTCGTGACACCATCTGTTGCTGTTGTAGCGTTTCCACTACCAGAAACTGTTGGTCTCATGTAGGTACTAAAACTCCACTCTGCTGGTGCAAAAGAGTCAGTAAACATTGCTCTACCTCTCTTACTGTAGCCAGTGGAATTAGCGGCTTCGTTCAAAGTAATCTCTGAAGTATTTGTGCCTTGGCTGAAAGAAAAACCGTCTAAAACAGGTATCTCATACAGAGCTGTGTTAGCAGTTGTGCCATCGTGTGACCAAGTCATAAATACTTTGGTATCTCTACTAAAGAAAAATGCCATTTATTTCTCCTATTTAATATCGAATCTCGACTGTGATTTCACCTACGCCGAGAGGTTCGAGTACTCCTTCATCTGTATCTACAGTAATGATATTAGTCTGTACTGTAGACTGAGATGCTCCTGTTGAATCATAGTATGTTAGTGGATCTTTATCCTCCAATACTGTTTCAACATCTTCCAACAACTCTTCGAGTGCTTCGATAACATCATTGTCATCTGAAACATAACATCGAACTGTTAGTCGTAAAAATCTAAACCTAAACCCGCCACCTTCATATTCGCGAGTTTCTGCTCCTGCTCCTACATGTATTGTAGGAAATTCTGTTACTTCATCCCAGAACTTTAGTCTTCTCTCTACTGAAGAAACTGCTGTTCTAAAGGGTGGAGTTCCATTAATTTGTTCCAACTCTTGTGCTAGAGCTTCTACTATGGC